CTTGATAAACTTATATCCAACGAATGTATCAAATAGACTAACCATTACTCTTCTAGATGCTCCTTAGTGTGCTGATGATATTCTCATTCAGCGATATACTAATCAAATCTGCTTCCTTGATTTCTGCTTCTGCCTCTACTCCTTCTGGGAATAGATTGAGAAATACCAAAAACGTCTTCACCAAAGGGTAGTACTCTTCATTCATTCTATAGAAGATCAATCGGGTGGCTGCTTCAATGCCAAAGACGTTATAAAACGTAATCAAATGGTTCAGGATCAACCTCTCCTTGAGTTCTCCTGTGTCAAGGAATCGACGAAATAGTCGTTTGAGATATTTGATCCTATGCAAATCTTCAGTAAATTCAGACATTCCCACGCACTGAGGGTTATCATAATTACGCATTGCATACATCACATAGTTTTGTGTATTCAGCACAGAGAAATCCATTATATATTTACAACCCCTTTTCAATTAGTGACTATTCGTTATCTAACGATTCCAATACTTCGAACATGATATCCTCTTCGAGATTCTCTTCCTCTGCATCCTCCGCAACAACAGAAGGGATGTCAGTGAGGACCACTGATGCCGAAACAGCGTGCATACCAGCGCCTTCATTGTAGGTAAGAACAAGATCAAGTCCTCGTCCACCGGTCTTGTGGGAGATACCATCGTCGTTGACCCAACCCTCTTCGGGAGTCATTCCCATCCTACCACCAAACTGTTCTAGTGGGATATGAACTACATTGTCAACAGTAGTCGAACGAGATCGAACTACGTCCAGACCTGCCTTATGCAGAACCCGAACCACGATCTCGTTGACCAGTGCTTCGGGTGATAGAGTTGCTCGACTGGTAATATAACCGATGGCTGCATTGAGTCGATCAAGTACGTTATGATTCTCTATCGCAAACAGGTTGATATCTAAATCAGCCTTGGGTAGTCCGTGGTCAGGAATTGCAATCGATGATTGTGCGTGATGTTCCTGTAAGTTAGTCTTGAATTCTGAGTACTGTTTCATTCTGCCTCCAATATGAACTGGCTAAATTCGTTGTCTATAGATGACTCTCCTAGTATGTAGGAAGTTGTTGGGTCTATTTTGATTCCCAACCCCGACACAACCTTCCTACTGACAAGCAGGGGTGCTGAATTGCGGGATCGGTCTGCAAGGGAGAAACGGATCTTGCCGATGTCTTTTCCTGCAAAGGTTGTATCTATCTCTACTGTGGGTCGTTTTTCGATCTTACCAGACCCAATATGGATCGTGATCGTGCTGGCGATAGGGAGATGTAGAGTCTTGTTGTTGGTCGTCTTGAACGACACCATATTACCCCTGATCTTGATGTCAGTCGCGTGGAGTACACTATGACCCTCATTCCCCGAATCAATCTTGGCACTGATCTTTCCGACACCATCTAGTTCTAGGTTCTCGAAGTATCCCACTGTATCAACATCCGACTTGGTGAGATTCTTGTTTCGTATTGCTCTCTGAACGATCATCTTCAGGACATCTCTTCCGTCACCAATTTCCTTGTCTGGGTAGATCATATATGATGGAGCATTGAAACCGGGAGATCCATTGACCTCTAGAACTTTGATACCGTCTGATGTAAGGATATGGTCTACACCAGAGAGTCGGCACTGTGATGCTCTTGCAGCATCAAGGATGATTCGAGTTTCTTTGTCGTTTAGTTTGTAAGGTTTGCTGGTATTGCCAAGAGAAACATTGGTGCGGAAGTCCTTCTTTCCCTTGAGTCTCTTCAAGGAACCAATTACTTCTCCGTCAAACACAATGGTACGAACATCAAACTTGATCTCCATATACTCCTGCATCACCATCTCCGCTTCATGCTTCCACATAGATTGCAGAACACTCTTGAGAGATTCGAATGACTCGATCTTAGAGACACCAATTCCCTCTGCACCCGTAATGGTCTTGAGAATAACCGGGAACTTCCCACCTACAGACTTATGAGCAAGAGCAATGTCTGACTCATCGTTGATGAGGGTGGTTCGGGGAATTGGAATTTTGTTCTGCTTGAGGATGATAGATGTGAGGTACTTATTACGACACATATCCATAGCCTCTGAGTCGTTGATCATCTTTGCACCAGAGATTTCAAGTATCTTCAAAAGTCCCTGTCCTGCGTTGGTCATCACTGCACTACCTCTCACGAACACTGTAGTGTTCTTTGGAAAGATCTTCAGTACTTTGTTATTGTTGTAGTAGTCGTGGATGGAGATACTATTCTCTCCGATTCCATCATCAGGAATGAATGCATGGTCTATAGACACAGGATACATTTTATATCCCATCCCACTCGCCACTTCGAGCATCTTCTCTACGGTTTTGGGATACTCCTCATTCCCAGATGGTTGTGTGGTAAGGACCAGAAGAGTCTGCTTGACTTTCTTTGACTTCGGTGCTTCCTCTAGAAGAACGTCCAGAGGGATTCGGTCAAATATGTCGTAGTTCTCGGAGACATCCAACTTGTCCCTCAGTTTGTCATAGAGAGATTTGGCTGATCTGCTGTTTGCGGTGGAAGGAAGTCCAGATTTGAATGCCGCATAGTCACCTTCGACCACAGCAGCACGCATCTTAGATGCAGACATACCCCCAACACCTTCTGCATCTGGATCTCTTTCTCCTGCACTCACCACATCAAACTCAGTAAAGTCAAAAGACTTAGACTTATCAGAGTGACCAATGTACTTTGAGATGTTCTTCTTCAACTCACTCACACGATCAGAACCGACTACCAGATAGACTTTCTTATATCCCTGATCGGATAGGTTCTTCATTACATAGAAGGGGTTGTTGAACGTACTATCAGCATAGATGTCAACACTTCTTCCAAAGAAAGACTTCATGTACTTCTCCTTGTCCTTTAGGGGCAAGGGGTTCTTCTGTCCGCCCTCAGAAGGAGAAAGGTAGACAGCAGCCTCTGCGCCGACTTTGCGTGCAACAGAGACTACCTTGTCTACCAATCTTTCGTGTCCAGATGTGGGAGGCTGAAACCTGCCAAATGTGAACACGATTGATTTATCAGTCGTGGACTCATCTAGACGATCTTTGAAGGAGGAGTACTTCATCGAGAATCACTTATTCCAAGGGAAGTGGGTCTTTGCCCATGTCCACAAAGGCGCACCAACAACGGTGCCTGCAACGAACATCAAAACGCTCCACCAAACTGTACCTAACATAACTCGTTCTCCTGTATTAGCCTTTTACCCAGTCTTTTGCGACTGTGAAGTTGGCTTTACTAAATTCCATACGATCAACGAATTTGACCGCATTTTTTCCTGTGTGATCAATAGCAACATACCCCTCGGGGTTCACTGCTTCGAATCCCTTGTCTGTAGGGAGTAGTGTACGAATGCTATTGATGCTGTTCATCTTATTTAGGAGGGCTGTCTTGACACCCCTCATCTGGTCCACCAAATCAAACAGAGATTCTAGGTTGCTCGAATTGGTATCCACGAAAGCAAGGACTTCCTGCTTCTTGGCTTCCTTCGCTTCCTTAGTCTCTTCTTTCTTTGCCTTGTCGATTTTGTCGTTGAACTTTCCCTCAATGAATATCTTTAGGGTAGCAATGTCCAACGAAAGAGTTCCTAGTCGAACCTGACTATTGATGTAGGTCTTGATATAAGGACCGAGTACACTGGTATCACCAAGAGCATTGATTGCCTTCTTGGCAGATGCGAGGCTCGTCTTGATATCAGCGATCTGTCCCTCAATGTCCGCACTTTCTTTTGATGTAAGCGTTGCCGTTCCCGATACGTCTTGGAAGTCTGCGCTGGATACCCAGACATCTTTGGTACGGTTGAGTGAACTTGTCTTGGCGCCAAAGGAAGCCTTCATCGTAGAGATGGACTTACCTGTGTAGGTAGTGTGGAACACAATACCAATCTTTGCCGCCTTGATCTCCTTCGCTGCATCCGATGTGGAAAGGAAGGCATATGTAATCGTGTTAGGTCGGAACGCTGTGTGAGATTCGCCATCAAGTTTGATGTCCTTGACATCCGATGATGTGAACATCATATCACCCTGAAGAACTCCATTGATTCCTAGTTTGGGAAGGTAAGCCAAAGCAACAATCAGTTTCTTGGCGAGATCACCACTATGATTCTTTCTGATATCGGCTGGAGTGTAGTTCACCTTCGGAGTCTTGTTGAAGATTGACTTGGTTCCTACGAAG